TTCTACTTCTGCTATATTGTCAAATCTCTTTTGTAGTTTCTTATAAATATAATTTTCTATATTATCATTTTTTTTCAAATCTCGTAAAACAAAAGACATCTCTGCACCAGAATCAAACAAAATTGTAAACAACCAATTGTTAGTATCTGTGTAATCCCAGAACAATCTTTCGTTTCTACTATTAAAAAATGTTCTTTTAGCTTTCAAAATAAAGTATTTTTATTATTATAGTCATCTATTCTTTGTTCAGCTATTTTAAAATACTCTTTATCAAGTTCAATACCAATAAAATCTCTATTAGTATTACAACAAGCAACACCTGTTGTTCCGCTTCCCATTGTGGGATCAAGCACAATATCATTTTCATTGGAATACATTTTTATCAACCACTCAAATAATTTGACTGGCTTTTGTGTAGGGTGGTAGCCACCTTCTCTTTCTGCGGTTGTAAAATACTTAACGCTTCTTGGGTATCTTAAACCAGATTCATTTTTCACATTGATTGATTTGGTTTGTGTTGCATAAGACTCGGTGTCCCTTACGGCAGTTCCTTTATTGTATGGCACGCCCTTTGTCATTTGTGGATTATATGTCGGTAATTTTTTATAAAATACAACAATGTCCTCATGCGCCACCAAAGGAATCTTTTTAGAGTTCAAGTAACCTGTTGCCTTTGACTTTTCCCAGACCATAGTATATCTAAAGTCTTTTAAGTTGCTCATAATAAGTTGCGAAGTGAAGGGCTGTTTTGCTGTGGTTATAAAAGCAGTATTATCTTTGCTTATTCTGTCAAACTCAAACCACATATCTTCAAAAGGTATAATGTTATCCCATTTAGTTCTTTGATTTAATACACCATAGGGAAGGTCTGTAAGTATTAAATTGACACTTTTATCTTCAATACACTTCATTAGTTCTAAACAATCTCCGTTATATAATTTCATTATTAATCACTTTATAAATCCGACCATATATGTCTCTATTACACTAATTGCATTGTCTAAATCGTAGCAGACTTCTGCATTGGTTACTATTTTTTTAATTCATTTATTTTTTTATTTATTAATTCACAAAATTTTTTACTTATTTCGGAACCTATAAAATATCTATTAGTTTTTAAACAAGCAATAGCTGTCGTTCCACTACCCATATAAGGATCAAATACTATATCATTTTCATTTGTGCAAGACAGAATACAATTTAAAGGAATTTCAATCGGAAATGGTGCAGAAAATTTGTTTTTAGTGTCTGGCGAAATCTCCCAAATGCACTTATTAAATAATGATTTTTTTCTATCAAACTTAACTCTGCTTTTTTTCGTTTTTTGAATCCAATATATATACTCTATAATTGGAAAAAAATAACTTTTATCTAATTTAGGTGTGTTCTTTCTGTTCCAAATTATAGTTTGTTTTACAGGAAAATCATACACATACAATGGATTAATTTCTTGATGTAGTTTTTGAATTGGTTGATGATTATAAAACAATGATCCTGTAGGTTTTAAAATTCTTAAACATTCTTTAATAATTATTTTTTGATTTTTAATATAATCTTTTGGTTTTAAACAATCAATAAAAGTGTCATATTCTATCCTTCTTGATTTAGTTTTAAAACCATTATTTACGTTTCTATTGCTTGACCAATATCCTTTATTATAAGGCGGACTTGTAACAATTAAGTCTATAGAATTATTTGGAATCTTTAACATTGTTTCTAAACAATCTTCATTATACAATTTATTAAGTTCTATCATTTTATATATCCACTCATATAGGTTTCTATAACAGCAATTGCAGTGTCTAAGTCATAGCATATTTCTGATATATAACCACGTTTATTTAATTGTTCATTCCAATACCATTGATGCTGTGTAGGTTTATTATAACCAACTTTTAATTCTATTGCCAACCCATGCCAATACTCATTTTCTGATTTATATTTTTTTATAGGCTCATAGATTATTATATCAGGTATCCCTTTTTTATAACCTGTCGCTTTGGCTTTGTTTCTTTGGCTGTGGTATTTTTGGTATTGCCCACCCATTGTTGAACAATATAAATACCCTTGTAAGTCTAAATACTTACAGACTGCTTTTTGTAATTGGTATTCTTTCATCTATAAAATTTATATATTATATAACTAATAAAAGGTGTAGAAAATAATAGTGTAATTATATTAATATGCGGTTCACCGCAGATACCTATTATGTGCTTTATTATTTCCATCATTTCTTAACCCATTTAGCACCTGCATTTGGATTGTATTCAGTAACATATCCAATAGCTTTTAAGTGTTGTTCATATTCTTTTTGTGCAGAAGTATCAAGTCTTTTCATTAGTAAACTATCGTAATGATCTGGAAACCTATTCTTTTGCTTATTAAAGCCATTACTTGCCCACCTCTTTAATCTTCTACCAATATCAAATGTCTTTTCCATTTCTGCTCTAAACTTACTTCCTGACTTATTCTTTTCAGTCCAATATAAAAAGAAGTCTTTTTTATCACTATCACTAATATCTTCTATTGCGTGTATGGAATTTTTAAATTCCACTATTCTTTTTTCTATACTTTTATTTACTTTACTTATACTCTTATTTACTTTACTAGCATTGCCGTTGCTATGCGGTTGCATTGCGACTGCATTATTCCAACGCTTATTAGCGTTCTCTTTAGCTTTAATGCTCTTTGTATTTATTTGTTCTATATGATTATTTAAACGCCTTGAATAAAAGCAACCATCTTCTATAACAAATAAATCAAAATCTTCTATTACTGCTCTTAATTTATCAGGTTCACATTGCAAACCATAAGCTAATATATCATATTGATTTGTGCAAATTTTATTTTCTTCTGAGAATAATAATTCTAATACTGCCCAGAATATACCATATCCTTTATAACCAAGACTTGCCCTTAGTTTTATTATTCTAATATCATTTCTTGCAGATGAATCGTGATTGAAGTATGTTTTTTTCATAGTAATTTATTTATGATAATGCCTGTGCTATAGAGAAAAAAAAGTAAAAACATATAAACAAGAATAACACAGGCACTATCGAAGTTAACTAAAACGGGGGATTAGTCATATTAAGATCGTCCTCAACAATAATATCTTTTATTGCTAAAGTAGTAAAAAATTTGTCTTTCCATTGATTGCATTTAATGTAAAATTCAATTCTAGCAAATTTGTCTACCTTAATACTTTTTCTTCTAACATCAATAGATGCTTTTCCAAATATCTCAAATTGATATTTATTCTCAAAATCTGTATCATCAATTATTGTAATGAACATCTTTTCAGCTTGATCACCATTTTTTAATGTTATGTTTTCATTTTTTATGTCTATTATTTTACCTCGTATATTATACATATCTATTTATTTTATTGATTATTATTTCTTTTAAATTGTTCGCTTTCATCTTCTCCGAAATGTCCTAAAGCTGATAGTCCGACGAGCTTAAGACACGCTCTACTCATTGAACGTTTTTCTGCCATTTCCATTACATACCAACTGCTAGTATTACCCTCATTATAGGTTTTTCCTTTTTTAGCACTACCAAATGTTTCTATTTTTTTATCACCTAATGTTGCTCGTGCCTTAACACAAGCAAAATTATCTTCACATTTAATAACATCATATTGAATTTCTATATTATTATTAGCCATAATCTTCTCGATACCTGCTCTAGTAATAATTTTATAATGCTGATGTGAAAATACATCTTCTTCTGTTAGATTATTTTCTATATATAATCTATTTAAAATTTCTTTCTTTGTCATAATTAAAATGGTTTTATAAATTTAACAATATCCAAGTCTATTAAGTCACATAATCTTTCTGCATCTGTGACAGTTAATTTACAAGGGTCCTCTAATTTTTTTAAAGTTGTAGGGTATGACCAATCTAATGCTTTAGCCACCTGCATCTTATTCATTTCTTTTACAGACATAGCAATTCTAATTACTTGTCTACGCATCATTCGTGAATTCATATATATTTATTTTAAATTAAAAGACAATTATAATAATTATATTTAACATTATATAAACTATATGCCAATAGTTATTAACAATTATAATGTTAATAAATAAAAACAAACGTTTATAAAAAATAAAGATTATTTTATATATATTTGTTGTATTAATTTTAAAACATATAACAATGACTGAATTTAAACCAATATATACTAAAGAAAAATTATTATTAACAGACAAAGATTTTTTAGCAGATATAATTATAAGTCAAGAAAGAGACATACATAATTTACGCGAAGAAAAAATATCACTTATTAAAGAATGGAAAGAATCATTAAAATTAAAATAATTATGAAAGCAAGAATACTATTAATAATATGTGCAACCTATATAATAGGTAGATTTTTAACTACAATAATTTTTGGAATATGAAAGACTTTAATTTTAAAACAGGTACTCATAAACAGATTCTATATGACTATCTATCATTAGGAAAATCAATTACAACCAGAGATGCTATTATTGATTTAGGAATTGCAGACCTTCAAGGCGTAATTAGAGATTTAAAAAAAGAAGGTGTATGTATTGAAACCAGAGATCAAAAAGTTAGCACTAGATACTATAAGGCAGATGGCTCACCTAAATACGCTTATGTGCGTTCTTATAGACTTGAAACGATATTTAATAGAAACATACATACAAGTGTTTATAGAACCGCAGAAGAACAGGCAGAATGGGATATTTGTTCTGATGTGCCAGATGATGTTATAGAAGATATGGAAAAAAGGCATCAAGAACATCATAGTGGTAATTGTTCTTATTTGGGAATAGACAAAGGAATGGTGTCTGTCCTGCAAGACAGGTTAGACAGAAACAAGTAAAATTACTTATTCTATTTAAGGTTTTTAATCAATTCTCTAAAACGCTTACTCATACCTTTAGTGTCATAAACTTTGTTATAGTTTTTGTCATAGGTATAGTAGGCGTTTAGCTTGATTTCTTCGCTATATATGTTACTATCTTTGCTCATATTATTATAATTCCATTAACAAATTTATAGGTAATTTCCCATTTTTCAAAACTACTGCACAACCAATAGCAGGTTTCTTGCCTGTTTTAGCATAGGCAAAACTATATTCAGAAAATTTTATACCTGTTCCAACTTGCATTCCAAATACCCTAAAATTCTGTCCTACATAGTGTTCACAATATGCTTGTGTGTGTAAATGTCCTTGTACAGTATTCATCATATCTGCCCTACATTTAGTTCTTGCAGTACCACCTTCGCCGTGAATGTATTGTACACCATCTTTTACATATCTTTCTACAAAGTTCCAACCAGGCACTTCTAAAACTTCTTTATATGATTTAATCCATTTGCTAGGTATTGCAGATGTTTGTGCTTTACGCATAACCATTCTATCGTGATTTCCAATAATTACAGTAGCTACAGGAAAAGCTTTATACCACCTAGCAATTCGTTTAATTGCATATTCTAATTCATCAGCACCACCCATACCATCAGCAGATGTTTCGTGATAGCTTGAATAATGATTATCAATTACATCGCCAATAAACACAACTTCTGTGCAGTCATATTCATCGTATTTAGATATGCAAAATTCTAAGTATTTATTTAAGGAAAATGGTTCGTGAAGGTCGCCAATTACAAGAACATTATTATATCCTTCACCATTATTTTTTCTATTGGCTTTTATTAAGTCATATTCTGACTCTGTAAGTCTAGGTCTGTATGGTCGTAAATTATCTATTTGTTTCTAACTTTTTCAATACTTCGCCCACCAAAGTAAGCACCAATCACCGTTATAAGTGTTAATTGTAACAAGTCTATCCAATTACTTTTAACTTCAAAATTAATTGCACCTGCTTCAATAAAAATTAGTAGCACAGTAGATACCACTAAAAAAGCTAATGTCAAAGGTCTTATGTTTGCAGGTAACCAACCTGCTTTAGCATCTGCTTCCCATCTTCTTGTAATTTGTTCTTCTGCATTTGCTTTAGCTTGTAAGAATACCTGTTCAAATTTAATCTTTAATTCTTCACGTTCTTCCTTAGTAGTAACAACATTATCAACAAGATTATTAACATCAAGCGACATATTTCCAAATAGTTTAGTTAAGAATTTCATAATGAATTGTATTTAATTAGTGGTCTATATTTTGTTTTATTATTTTCATCTTTATAAGCTATAAGCACTTCACGTCTATTATCAGTAACTTTCCAACTTAAATGCACCCAATCAGGGTGCGTAGGATCAATGTATTCTGTAGCATTTCCAAACTCTAATATACATTGGTCAAAGTCTAAATCTAAATCTACAAGCGTTTTATAGATTTTAATGTTATCCATTTTGCCACGCTTAAAGTATTGCAGGTCTACTGCTTCATATCTACAATGTTGTGAGTTGCTACTTGATCCAATAGCTTTAGATAAATTAGGGCTTCTGTAACCGCTTGTAATTCTCAAAGGTCCTAATCGTTCCCGAATGGTCTGGAGAAAAGCAGCCAGAAGCCTTAACTTGATAATGCCTTCTTTTGTAGGCGTATTATTTATATTTAAGCGTAATGCGGTTGCACTTTTTGTGAACTCATTAAGCGTAAAATTTTTCGATAATCTCATTCAAATTTAGTTAAATAAATAGAATCTATTTCTTTTTGTATGTCTTTTTTTGTAATATCTAACTGCATCAATATATTTCCCTCAAATCTTATTACTTCCTGCTGCTCATCAAATACAATAATAGTAGGCACAGATTTTATCTTGTGTTTGTCTTTCATATCAAGATTGTGGCATATTACAACATCTGTTTTTTTACAATCTTTTAAAACTGATATGTCAAAGTTATTATCACTATTCCAATCGCTATTAAAATGAATTACCGATACTTGCCCAAAGCAACTACCAATACAAAAGAAAAACAAACCTAAAAATATATATGGAAAATACTTCATATCTATTTGTTTAAGTTGTATAATCTGTTGTCAATAGTGTTTAATTTAGTTTCTATTGCATCTAGTTTTTTGCTATTGCCCATAATCGTTGTGCGGATTAGTTCATCTTTTAATTCATATTCTGTTGAACTTACCCAATTACCTTGTTCTAACGCTTTTTTATTTTCGTCAATATCAGCTTTTAAAGTAAAGTATGTACTTGATACTGATACTGCCATAGCAACTACAATGCCAATAGTCTTTAAGTCTAAAGTAAATTCTGATTTTTCTGTTATCTTCATTTGTCACATTTATTACAGCAATTAATACAAAAATTGCCAAAGGTTAAAAATTTAATGATTCTGCAAATTAATTTTTTCATAATATAATATAATTTATTCCGAAGTTAATTGTATGATTTTCTCTACCAAAATAGCTAAGGTATTCCACCTGCGAATATAATGATAGTGTTTTTGTTATTTTTAAATTTCCTATAATGCCATAGTCATAATCATTTGTGGTTGATCCATATTCTGTTAGCTTGTGATTTATAAAGAAATAATTACCATAAGCTAAGACAAAGAAGTTGTCTAAATGTAAATAATAAGATAAACCGACAACGCCAGATAATGTGTTTTGATTGCCTAATTCAGATAGTATTCTTCTATTATAATCAACAGGGATTAATCCATAGTGTTGTAAGAATTGTGCAGTATTTTGTGCTATTACTTGACCATCTAAAATCCATCTATAGAATGATTGTTCTAGTCTGTCTAAATAGCCATTTCCATTAGCATCTATAAAATAGAATTCCTTTACATACCCTAATTCTGTAGCTACTGCTTCAAAATCATCTGCATTTGGAAAATCGTTTCTAAAAGGATTTAGGTTATATATAGGGTGATTCCTAACTACACCGCCTAAAGACGCTCTAAAACGCTTAAAATCACGCTTAAAACGAAACTCTATTGCGTTAAAACTTAAATCAATATAACCATTGTTAGAAAATTGTATCTTTGATATTGTATGGTTGCCTACATATCTTAACCAAATATCGTGTGATTTATATTCACGCCCTCGGTTTTTTATCTGCTCATATTGTAATAGGTATTCAAATTTATCTACAGGTGATCTATGTATTGATGCGTTCTTTTCGTTGCCATCATAGTAGAATTTAGGTTTACGTTCAAACTTAAATCGTGATAATTTCTTAACACCAACAAAGTACCTATAATTAGCACCTTCATCAATAGTAGTTTCTATTAATTGATTGTCTATATACTGATAAGATTCTTGTGCAGTCATCATAGCACTTGAATTTCCACCTGCATAGATAGTGGCATATTTATAAAATTGACCACTACAGAAAAATGGTAATAATAGAAATATATATTTTATCATAAAACTTTAGTGTAAGCGTATGTAACATAAATATCACAAGACCAACCACCTAAAAAACCTGCACTACTTGCCCAACAAATAAAAGGTGTGTTAATTATAGAAGTATTTTTAACAGGTGTTCGTGGTGCACCTTGAGCATGAACCACGTATGTACAATCAGTTGATTCAGAACTCATAATTCTGTCTACTTTTCCCCAATAGTCAGTATCTACTGTGCTATCAAAACCAAATAATAACCCATTATTAGATGCTTCTGTTGCTGCTGCGTATGTGCATAAAACAGTTACATTATATATTGTGGGCATATAACCACTCAATGCACCTATCAATGTTTTTGGTGTGTTTTCTAAATCTAAAACTTCTGCGTTAGATAATGAGAATTTATCTGTTTGAATAACAAATTTTGAATCAATAGATTTTGATGTACCTGCACTACTGCCTGTAGTGTCGTTTACATCGACAACCATATACAGGTCGCCACTACCTGTCTGCTCTGCTAATGCTGTTTTGTCTGTTAGTCTTTGTCCTGCCATTGTTTAATTTTTTAATATAATTTTTTAGCTTTTTAAAGTTTTCCAAACTGCTTGGATATTTTCTGTGTTCTTTAGCAGCCATATATAGTAATATCTGCACCTTGTAAGAAACTCTTTAATTTATTGCTTCTTGGTGCGTTAATATCTAAATTCATTCCTGCATAATAGTTTCTTGTTGTAGGTGATAATTCTCCTGCATCATTGTTACTAGCATATTCAGGAAATGCTGCACTTCCTTTATCAATTAAGTAATCTATCATTCTTTGTCGGTAAAATTCTGCTGCATCTTTTGCCCTATCCATTAGCGGTTTTATATCTTCATAACTTGCACTACTTGATTGGTCTGTAGCACCCATAACAACGATGGCGTTATTTACAAACCTTAACCGCATAAAAGGTGCAAGTTCTGTAAAAGCGAACTGCACTAATGCTTTCTGTAAATAATCTTCTACAAGCGTTTTGTAATCACCTGATAATGTTCCACCTTGTATGTCTGATTTTAGTTTAGTATCTAAATCAGTTCCTAGAATTGGCAGAATGTACATATCCTGTGCCAATAATATATAAGGCATAATAAGGTTATCATCTACTGATCCACCTAATGCAGTATCTTTTTTTAGTCTTGTTGCTGATATATATAATGTATGTTGTATTGCCATAGTTTATTTTATTTTACTCCTGGATAATGTCCTTGATTTGGCATATTTTCAGGTGCTATTACTGCATCTTTTATTCCTCTTGGTTTTGGTGTGTATGTTTTAGGTATGCTATCTACTTTTTTATAGTCATCTAAACTTTGTCCTTCTTTTAATTCAGTTCCTTCTTTAAGTCTATATAAAATCACCTTCCAGGCATGGCGGCAGTAAACCCCGCCTTTAAAACGAAATAAATCATAAGGTCTGCCCTTGTGTCCTAATTGTCTATTTACACCCTCTCTACTTGCTTTGTCAATATCTTCTATTCTATAAACAAAACCTGCTCTTGATAATTGCATCATATTCTTGCAAAATGTTCTTGTAGATTTGCTTGGCTTTCTACTTTTTTTGATATACTTAAAACGTACTCTATAATATGATTTATCTAAATAACTAAAAGAATCTTCTTTGCTTCTTATTTCATCTGCAAACTTTTCTATGTCTTTTGGTTCTATTAAACTATCCGCCCAATCATCGTAGTCTTCTACATAGTCTTGCTCATCTACAATTTCCCATTTTTCTTTATCAATCTTTTCACCTTTTAAATTATCTAATAATTCACTAAATTGGTCATCTGACAAATCATCTCTGACACCTTCTATTTCTTTAACTTTTTTTTTTGCCCAAGATTGTCCTGCATCACCACCCCATAATGCCCAAGCTATTCTACCTGCACTTGGAAAGCCATCTTCACCTATTTCAAAACCTTCTGCTTTTTTATCAACTTCGTGTCTTGCAAAAAAGCTATTTATTCTTTTAATCGTGTCAAACGATAGATTGTCACCATTCTTAATGTTCGTGGCACGAGCAACTGCAACCTGTGTTCCACCTCTACCATATTCTCTACGCCATTCTAAACCTTTTTTAGCTTCTTCTATCATTCCTTTCGTAGGTTTAGTATCTATATCTTGTAAGTCTTTAAATTCTTGCTTTAAATTATCAGTATCTATATCTTCATTTGTAACACCTTCTTTTTCTTGATCTTCTTCTGATTGTGTTTCGGTAACTTCTAAATCAATAAAATCAGCAGGTTTAAGCGTTTTAAAGTACAAATCAAGGTTTATATCATTAACTCTAAATATCTTGTCTAAACCTTTTAAAAGCGTATTTTGAAATGGTACTATGACAGTATTATTAAATAAGCTAAACGCATCACGCAGTTCATCTGCATTATTACCTAATCCACCACCCTCTGCTCGTATTCCAAATAGTATTGGTGATGTAACTCTATGCCCTGCCAAAATTTGATTTACTGCCTGTTTGCTCATACCTTCCCAAGCACTTTGAGCATCATTCATTTGTATAGGTTCTATTGTAGGTGCAGTTTCTTTACCATCACTAAATGTGATGAGTATTTTTCCTGCGTTTCCTGATCCTGCAAATTTTTGATTTAGTTGTCTTTCTATTGTTCTTCTTTCTTCTTCTGTTGGAACACCTTGATTGAACGAGCAGTGCATCGAAGGTGTCATTCCTGATGTGATATTAGATAAATGAAATTGAGCAATCTCTAATTCCATTTGAATCCAATCTGTAGCTGCAACATAATCAGGTGCAAATCCATAGAATAAAGCAGGGTTCTTATCTCTAATCATTAAGATTTGACTTGCGTTGCTTCTGTCTTCTGTGGAAAATGCACTATAAGGTCTTGGCTTGTATTCACCTTTTTTTGCTTTTGACCAATCTGCACTATAATAATATGTCCTTATTTCGCCATCAATCATTTTACCTGATCTTATGTATTGAGCAGGTATATGTAATATCTTTGCAATCTTGCTTCTATCTCTTGACCATATAACATTAACGTAACACCCACCAAATAGCTTTAAGTCCATAGCTAGGTCTTTTAATACATCATCATCAGAATTGTGTAATAGTTCCGTTAAACGTAAATAAGATTCCTTAGTGTCTGTATTATCATCAACATTTGTAGCTGCTAACCCTTCACCATAAATCATAGCACCAATAGACTTAATTAATGCACCATTAATAGCACTACCTAAAAATAATTCTAATAAGTAATTAGGGTATAAATTATCTTCACCAAAACTAATCCATTCGTTTCTAGGGTCTTCTACTAAATGAGGTATATTATAATGTGATAATTTTATTAAGTCTAAATTCATAATTAAAATGTTATATAAACGCTTTCTGTATCAGAATCGTTTGTTGTATATTCACTATATTGGACAGGATTTGTAGCATCTGTATTGCCTGTTACATTGGCTAAACCTGTATAAACTACATCTAACCCTGAAGGATCGTAGTTATCATTAGCAGTATTTTTATAAATTGTAACATCATAAAAACCTAAAGGAAAATTAGTAGTTCCAAATTTTACAATTCCTGTTTCTAAATTTTCAGGTAATTGTCCTCTAGTAGATATTACTTGCATTTGAACATATCTGTCTTTATTTGTTTTTACGTTGCTTGATGATAAAGTTTTAGAGTATTTTGTAACCTGATTTGTTAAGGTTATCAATGACCTATACATTGTGTCAGGTGTAATTTTATCATAAACATTAAGATAAATGTCATTAGATATAATTGCAGCACTAGCATCTTGAGGGCATTTAATCTGTAACATCTTTCTTTTTCTTCTTTGGTTTATCTTCTACAAATAAAGCACTTCTAACAGAATCGTTTAGTCCTGCTATTTGCTTTTGTGTTAAGTCATCTAATGGTACATTTAAAGAATCAATAGATTTTCCTTGCCATTCTTTTTTAAGTTTCCAAGCCATAGTGTTTTATTATAAATATAAATAATTATTATTTGTTTTTTAGTGTACAAAAAAAGGGGTAATAAAACCCCTTTCTTCTTTTAAATTGAGTAACGATTAAGTTCCTGAAGTAATAGTTAAATTAGCCTCATCAGCTAATCCATCAAATGGATATTTATCAGTAGCAGCACCTGCACTTGCAGGAAGCTGAATTAAAGCGTTCTTTTCTTCTGCACCCCATTCTATAGTATAACCATTCATATCACCTTTTGCAGTTCCTGTAACTACTGTACCACCTGTTACATAGCAACCACCATCAATACCTAACAAAAATACATTGTCATTTGCATCTTGTACGAATATCTGTGATCTTGAATATGCCATTAACCTAAGTTCATTAGTCATATCGTGGTCAATCTTTTGAAGCGTTACACTAAGTGTTTGCTCAAAAAATGTAGTACCATTAGCATTATCAGAATTAATGTTTACTGTCAAACTTGACAAGTTCTGCACTAAATCATATTTAAATACTTCTACAGTACCACCACAACAAGACCAAGTAGCAAAACCCGCAGTAGTCATTTCAGTAGTATTTATAGTAGCTACTGCAGATACATTATTACTATATGATTTAGCAATAAAGATTGCTTTTAGGCCACCTATGGTGTCCTTGCAGTCTATTAATCGTCCTCTTGTAATATCACAAGCCATATCTTTTATTTATTTAAAGGTTAATAAAAGGCAGGTATATTTCAACCTGCCATTTTAAAGTATCTATTAAGTCCAAACAGATGTAGCAAATACACCGTCTGTTGCTACCGCAGTCTGAACACCCATAGCAAAGTTCATAACAATTCTAACATTGTCTGAACCGTCATACTGATATGTAGGTATAACTCTTGCTTCCGTCCAATCAGTTGCAAGGTTTGTTCCTACTACAAGGTTTTCAGGATATGTAGCAACGATAGTATCATTAAACATACCAGGGCAAACATAAATAGGAAATCCCATATAAGTCAAATTTGTAAAATCTCCTGCTGCACCTAATTGTTGGTATGTAGTTGCTGCTGCTAATTTTTGAGCATAAAGAGCGTAAGTTTTGTGATTCATATAAAATCCAAATCCTGGTTTAGATAAAATTCCTTGAACACTTGCAACAACTTTATCATAAACTGCTGCCAAATCATCTAAAATATCAGCAGTAGTGATTGCACCATCTAAATCTACTTCGTGAAAATCTTTCATAGCAGAAGCATCAGCACCTGTTTCATCTAAAGAACCATCATTAGATTGAAAACCAACACCAAAAGGTGATGATCCTTTCCAAATCATATTTTCAATATGCGCACCTGCTTTTGCAGCAACAGTAGATAATAAAAAGTCCTCAAACGTCCCTGGTAAATTTCCGTTTCTGTCCATATTTTCACCAACCCAGGTAGGGAAAAGTGTGCCTCGGCATACCTCTTGATTTACTTTCATATCAGCCAAAGTCAGAACTTGCTCAGTTAATGCTAAATTTGCAGGAGCATCACTTGTAGAAAAATCACAAGCTGCTGCTTGAACAGGATCAGAAATTCCTAAATTAGATATAACTGCTTTTGAATTTAAACCGTCTATTTGTCTTACATATCCTTTTGCAATTGTGTCGGGTGACTTAACCGCAGCAGTTACATATGGTAAAGCCAATTTACCCGCATAGGTGTTATCAGTAACGGTTATATTAAACTGATAATCTTTACTTAAATTATATTGATTGTTTGCCATTTTTAAAATTATTTATTGTTAATGTAATATGCTGCCCTCTCTTTAGTAGACAGTTTCTTTAAGTCAATAGTTGAACTAAAATGCTCTCCCTCAGGATTGTAATTAATACCCTCCGTAGCAGGTTCGCCACTTAATTCTACTATTTTACTTTTTAATTCTTCAATTTGTGTCATAAGTTCACCAATCACTTCATTAGACATTTCTGTCTTTTCTTCTTCAACTTCTTCTGATAATTCAGCAGATGCTTCTACTTTGTCAGCTTTTAGATCAGCTACGGCATCTTCAAGATTTTTAATTCTCTTTTCCATACCTGCCCAATCTGCAACATCAGCTTCATCGTGTCCTGGTTCGTGTTCCATTTCTTCTTTTGTTTCTTCTGACATTTCTTCTTCTGATGCTTCAACATCTTCTGCTTCCTTTTCTTCGCCTAAATCAAGAATTTCAGATGAATCACCTATTGTCATTTCATTGCCATTTTCCATTTTATAGTTTCCTGCGGATAATGCTTCTGCTTCGCCATCGTCACCAATAGCAAATACTTTAGACCCAATCATAAATTGCTCATCTTCTGTAGCAACTACACGACCATCATCTAATTTCATTTCAGCGTACATTTTTACGCTATAAGATTTAGCTTCGTTTTTCATTTTTATAAGATTTAAAATTTTTTCTAGTGTTCCCATAACATTAATAAATATAAAGGTGTTTAAATTGTTTACTTCTTTTAGCGTTTTACTGTTCTATTTTTGATAGCTGCACAGACTTTTGCAGCAGTTTCTTTGTTGCCATATTCTTTTATTTGGTCTCTCATACATTCGTCCCAAGAATACTTTAACATAGCTTTACGCTTTGCATAAGCAACATATTCTAACATTTTGTATTTTCTTTTTCTTTTCTTTTTGCCTGATTTTGTATATAATTCTTCTTTCATTGTAGCGGAACTATGGTCAACACAAGGCATGAATAATTTTGTGCCATCTACTGTATGAGGGTGTGAACCTGTGCAACCTTTAAACATTTCAGCATATATTTCAGCTTCCTCTTTTGTTCTAAATAATGGTTCACCATCTAAAGCACCTACAGGTTGTAATTCGTTTTGTAAGATAACGTCTTTAATTTTGCCTAATAATAATTCATCAGGACATTCATCGCAAACCTCATCTAATATATCTACTTCCTTTGACGCTTCTATTAACTTGTCTGTGAAATATCCTTCAATGCTAAAACCTCTAACCTCTTTGTTTTTTATAGAATCCCAAATTTCAGGATTGTTTTCTGCACTTACTTGCACAAACCACGTTCCGATGGGAAGATTCTTGAATCCGTACATCAAACTTTTGTCATATTTTTTATCTTCTTTAATCCAAGACTCTACGACAGTCAAGCCCTGTATTGGCTCTTTATGCTCAAGCGTGTGATTATTGTTGTTTAAACTAGCCATAAATAACTTCTGTGCTTGTTTAATAGTTTCTTTAGTAAAAAACACATCGTATTCTTCGTTAGTTTCTTTGTCTAGTCTTGGTATCTTTTTATCAGGAATAAGTATTGCACCTATTAACTGTTTCTTTTCTTCATCTACTTTAGCTAGACTTAAAAAGTCATTATTAAAGAATACAAAGTTTTCTTCTATTGCAGGAAATTTAACTACGCTGATTGCATCAACCCCGAAGTGGTCCGCAGTTTCATCTATAATTAATTCTATAAGTTTTTTCTTTTTTGCCATAACACTAATAAATATAAAAGTTTGATTTTTGTTTACAATGTAGCTTGTGTGTCTAATTCTTGTTGTAATGCTTGTGCGTTACTTATATCATTTTCTACTACAAATGCTTGTACTGTTGTATCGCCGCCTACTGTAGGTTGTTCTACATTTTCCATATTAGGTACTAAAGGACCCATTCCACCTGCTGCTGCAGGAGATGGTGTAGGCATAGAAACATTATCATCACCACCGCCACCGCCACCACCACCAGGCACTTTAGCAAATACAGCTTTCGCTTGTGCAATACCTGCTAATACAGTTGCAACACCTGAAAAGATAGCACCTAGATTGGCAGGGAATGGTACACCTGCACCTGCTGCAATAGCACCTGAAATACCTCTTGCAGTATCAATTAGTATTCCTGCTAATGCTGCTGCTTTTGCTGTCGCTGTTCCTTCACCTGCTAATTGTGATACTGAAGATAATATATCTTGCCCTGAACTAACAATCATTGCTCTACTAGCATCTTCCCTTGCTTGTTGTATTGCTAATAAATCTGCTGCTTTTTGATCTTCTATTGCTTTTAATGCGTCTGCTTGTGCTTGTGCATCTTCTAATTCTTTATCTCTAGCTGCCTGTTCATCAGCTAACCTTTGGTTTTCAGCATCTATCCTTGCTTGTTCTTCATCTGCTTGTTCTTGTTCTAAAGCCCTTAGGTTTGTTAATTGTTCAGACTTTTGTCCTGTGATTCTTTCTTCTAAATCAATTAATTCTGTTTTAGCATTTATTAAAGCAACCTGCAAATCTATATTGCCTTGATTTTGGTCTGCTTCCATTTGTGCCAATTCAACTTTCCTTTGTGCTAATGCTTGTTCTTCTGCAAATTGTTCATCTAAAATTCTACCTAATTCTTCATTAGCTGCAATACGTTCTTCAAAAGTTAAGCTAATATCATCTCTAATTTGCCTTTGTAATTCTGCATCTTTTTGGTACGCTAATTGTAACTGCCTTTGGTTTGCTTCTGCTAACTTAACTTCATTCCTTAACGCTACTAATGCTTGTGCATATTTATTAGCTTCTGTAACAGTATCAACTAATTCATTTTTAGTTTTTACAAGTTTATCTACAAATTCATTCTGTTCTACTTCTGTCATTCCTGTAGCTAGTTGTATAAAACCTGTTTTAGCATCACTTAAACTTTCTTTAAGCAAATCCATATCCCTTGTAAATACACCCTTAATAACACCACCCAAAGCACCAAAAGAATCTATTAAACCTTGCATTCTATCTACTAGGTTTTGCTTTATTGATTGCCATAAATCAGCTATAGCTTGTTTAGGGTCAGTAAATGCACCTGTCATCTTTTGACCTACTTCAATAGCTGCCTGTATTACTTTTTGAAATACCGCATTTACAGTTTCTGTAGCTATGCTTAAATTATCCATAACCACCTGATTTTGACTTAACATTTCTTTTAAGTCCATAAAAGCATTTAAGATAATACCTATTCCCATAGCTTTGAATGCTAAATTAACTGCACTAATACCGCCTTTCATTTTATCAAAACTAGATTTTGAATTAGCAGCAGCTTGGTTAGTTTTTTGTACGCCTTGCTTTAATTCATCAACCTTTTCTATTGCTTCATCTGCATCTGCTATTAATTTGACTTTAAATTCTTTTGCCATATTATTTATCTAAAAAGTATTCTTATTATTTGTTTAAACATTCTTCTAAAACTTGAATGGTATTCTTCCATACCATAAGCAAAGTCTAATTCTTTTTCTTTGTATTCTACTAACTGCAAATGGTCAATAGAAGGTATTATAACCTTTGCTACATTTTCTATATATTTTTTTAATTCCATATTAAATAATTTCCATCTTGTAATGTGATTTGTCTGTAATCTTGGTACAACGCCCAATTTTCCTGCCAACCACGTTTCATATTAAATACTTGATTAACATCCATATCTACTGATAATTGCCATACCCTATTAGTATCTGATTGACTATCATCTAAACCAAAAGTAATTGCATTGTCCACGACAGATATATATAATGTACATACAGAAATTGAACCTGATTCTTTAATAGCAAATTCAGGTGTACCACCTGCCGTACCTAATTGTTCTATTTGATATTGTTTTTTAAACGCCGTATAATATGCAAAACCTTCTGTGTGTCCTATTGGATAACTTGAGTTAGTACTACTAACTACAGTAGCTATACCTTTTACTCTAATTATTATATTTGAATTATCAGGCACAATTAACTTATTAGATTTACTATCACCCTCTGGGTAAGCAAAACCCCTTGTGTTACCTAATGTAAAACCTGATAATACCATTTTATGAGATTCACCACTTATCTGCGGAAACTCTTTTATTTTAGTACTATACTTAATAACTAAATCGTTACCATATAAAGGCATCAAAGAATTAGCATATTTAGTTCTATTTGTACCAATCACCATTGGGTAATTTAAACCTTCTATTTTACCTGTTATAATGCTTTTTAAATTATTAGATGTAAAACCTCTAGGTGCTATAATGTTTTTCATAGGTACAGATAGACTACCTGTTGCATAAGCACAAGTACCTAACCCTATTAAATCAGAAGCAAGACCACCATCATTTACAAAGGCATTAAATGTTCCACCAACACATTCGCAGCACTCCGAAGTAGTAGCTAAAGATGTGGGTATATTAATAGCACAATCAGGATCATTATCAGGACACCAAAGATAAATATCATTAAATACATTTTGTGCAGCAGGATTATCAGCAACTACATAATTACAATCAACACAACTTCCTGCATAAATATCTATAGACTTTAATAAAGTAACTTTAGTTGATGCTTTGCTGCCAACTTGATAATTAGATATATTTAATACACGCCAATATGAATCCTTAATAAAAATTTCATCATTAAACTTAAAGTTAAATATGTCAACTTCATTTAAGTTTAAATAGCATTCCATAATTCTACCTTCATCAGTATATATTTGATTAAGGTATTGCGACCAATATGTAAAATACAAGCTATTGTAGCTAATTGTACTATTGTTATTTATTCCTGAATTAAATACAGATAGTTCAGGTACAACAGGCGGTGCTTGATTCCAATACAAAGACTTTGTTCCATTAGATAATGATGCAAGGCCTGTAGTTGCACTAGCAGTTAAATCGTATGGTGTGCATAATGGGTAAGTTGTAAAAGAATGTGCAGTCCAAGTTCCAAACATAAACTCAGGATCTAAATTTCCTGAATATGTCCATTGATGCATATGTATTGTAGCAGCAGTAGACCCTGTTGTGCTTGATGTTCCTAGTATTGGTGTAGGAATACCACTATAATAGAATAATTTTGGCTTTGTAGTAGCTAATTCATTTTCGTAACCTGTTTCTACTTTCTTATAAGAATACTCATATTGTACCGCCATATTACCTAAATTGGTAGGTATAGAATCATCATTACTTGCAAAAACCTTTTGATTTATATATGGTGCAAATACAGGACTGTTTTTCATTTCACCTGCTGCAAACTCATTGTTTGTATCTCTTATGTTTATATTACCGTATACATTTTTGTCTGGCAATTCTTCCTTAATAGACTTATTCATTAAATCATCATCTTCTAAATCAGTAAAGACAATCTGTCTTTTTTGTATTGAAGTAGTATCTTTAACTATAATTTCTTTGTCTAAATCTAATTTATCAGTCCAATACTTTTGCCCACCTGCTGCTAAATAAGTATCATAGGTTTCTATAATTAAATTATTTTGATCGTCAGGATCAGGCACAATTACCAAATTAAACCGTTCTATTATGTCTTTTAAAAACGCTTTCTGTGTTAATTTATCATCAATGCAAAAAGGCACATTAACTGTCTGTCCATATATATTACTATCGTAGCCATCCCAAGAGCAACTTATTTCATTATACAAACCTGCAAATATAAAATTCTCAGAAGAACACGCACCTGTATTATCTGAAAAGTCTATACATTGTGCAGCACCTAATTTAACAAAACCCTCTTGACTTTCATCTACTTTTCTAAGCATTGAAAATTTTACCTGTATTGATACTGTTTGGTTTAGTTGAACACCACCATATATATTATCACCAATTAAACTTATTTCATCATCAAAATAAAAGGCACTATTTTGCCCCATAGCATATTGTTCTGAAAAATTTATATCATCATCCCAATACTGTAAAACATTTCCTGATGTATCTACTAACCTGTAATGTATTCTAAAAGAATTATTTTCAGGGTCGCCACAACCACAATTATCGCAGTTACCCTCATCAACAGCAGCAAAGTTTCTTATTTCAGCAACATACCTAACTCTTAATGCTAATTGATTGTGGTCTGTTTTAGTAAATGTTTGTGTAGTAGTATTCCATAAACTATAAGGGTCATAAGGCGTTGTGTAACCTGTAGTCGGTGAAGTGGTATCAGCAGTGAAAGTCATCCAATCCGTACCATTCCATACGTTAGTTTGTGGGTTACCTGTATTACAAGGTGAAAAGTTTTGCCCTGCTGCCATTACAAATTGTGCAAAGTATTGTTGACTGCTTCCAACTATCATAGCACCTGTAGCTTGTCCTGGCGTATTAATTATTGTAGGACATGGATTCTGTGTATGATTTCCTGTAGTCATAAATAGCTTACAGAAATAACCACCATCGGCAGATGTTTTATCAATAAATGTAGATGTATAACTAAAACCTGCTTTAGCTAAAATTAGTTTAAATAATGCCTTTAATTGTATAGCAGGTCTAAATTGTGTAATAGGTACAGTATAGTACATTAACGGCACATCACCTTCTTCTAAATTTTCTGGGTCAAAAGCATCTAATTCTGCTTGTGTTAGGTTTAAGTATTGCCCTGTGTTTTCGCCTAAATAATAAAACTTAGGCACAGTAATAGACATAGGATAGACTACTTTTTGAACTTGACCATCTGCATCTTGTATAGAAGCACCTTGTGAACCATCAGCATTTACAGAATAAAAGTCAGTAGCTGAACCATCCCAAGATTTAGCTAAGTTAGAAGCGTTATAAGTGTGATTAAGTTGTGTGTCATAAGAAGGTACGCCATTTGCATCTTCTTTTCTAAAAACATCTCTAAGTAAATTGTTTCCAATTATATTAAATAAGTCAGCAGCACTAGACATTAACACTACTTCATAATATCCGCCTTTTTGGTATACTGACCTTAATTGTAAAACACCTTCAAATTGTGGCACAGTTCCTACATATAACGTAGCGTTAAACCTTTTACGGGTATTGAATATAAGACTAGCTAAATTAACATCATACCAATTTTGAAAAAACTCGTTATTTGCTTTTGTAAATGGTAACTTGAAAGTTTGGCTGTAATTGGCTTTCCTTTTTTCAGGTTCTCTAATATCTGCGAATTGGTAATTTAAGCTGATATTAGGTGCTTCTTGTAAGTCTAATTCAAATGTTGCATCAAGTGTGTCTGTGCTTTGTTTTTTCCTATATGCTACTAACCTTATTTTTGACATTATGAATTGGTATTAAGTGGATTAGCGTATTCTATTTTAATACTATATCTTATTTTAACACCATCATTAGCTACTGTTTTTCTAATAAAAGTACTATCAGTAACCATTACAGGTTGTGTAAATTCTGTATCACTATTTTCTAAAATTATTACATTAGTAGATTTAATTAGGTTTTCTATAAGTATTGTATCATCTTCTTCTAACCAATCTGTGTTTAATGTTTCTTCTAGCATAGCTGTAGTTTGGCGTGTATTTTTACCTCTATCAGAATTTGTATATGTGTAAACGCTATCGTTAAATTCACCTAATAAAGTGGAAAAAGTATTGCGTTCTACTTTTACTGTTTGTGTTGATTTTTTGTTAAAATTAAAATAATCATAGCAACCTAAACTATTACGCCACGCTAATCTTCTTGTTTTATAACCTTTACAACTAGCATCTTGTTTAACAAACTTGTATGTTTTACTAACAATTAGTTCTGAGGGTGCAGTTCTAATCCCTGTAACCTTATAATACGCCCAACCTGAATTGTTTGAAGGTCTTTGTAAATTTGTGCCACCATTATCATAAGCTTCAAGGTTACCTGGGCCGCAGCCAAAATATATAATTCTTTCACTATCAGTACTGACAGTTGAAGGTGCTTCTCCACCATTAGCAGTTGAATTAGCTATATTAGTAGTATTTATTGCACTATCTGATGAATCGTAGTATGTTATTCTCATAGTGTCTAACTCTGTTTGAAAATTTGTTCTATCATTCAAAAAAGCAATAGTATGAAAATTGTTGTCTTGCACCTTTTGTTCTATAACACCTGTTTCTGATTCATATTTAGCATCACTTAAAAATAAATCAGTTGATCCATTCATTTTATATTTGTCAAATGCGCTGCTTGATTGAATATATTGAGTATCACTATCCCTTGCAGTTTGTAACGGAAGTGAAGCTGCCATATACCACCAATCATCTGTTATAGCACCTGTTTCAACATCTGCGGGTGATGATGATACAGAAGATGAATAATTTTGGTAACCCCTTACTCTACAACCTAATATCTGCGTTTTAGTAGTTGTTCCATCACCATAGACTTGAGTTTTATCTCCATTTTCACTAAAAATCTTATCATTGTCATTAGCACCTACAAAGTGAATAGTTTTATTTGTTGTAACATTTTGGTCATATAAAGTATCAACTAATAAGCTATTTATAATATCTCTTAAATCAAAAAATGCCCTTGCATAATTATTTGTTAAGTCTGCAGAATATCCGTTCCGTCTTTGTTTTATTTTAGCTACTAAATTTGTTGCAGTTGTAGCTTGTCCTGAATAAACCTCTAACACTAATTTATAATAAAAAAATGATGCTATTGATGCGTTTTGATATAACATATAACCAATAACAGGATTCCAATTTGTTATTACAGGTAACTTGTCCGATGAATTTATTGGTTTTTGTGCAAATGATAATGCCATAATTTTAATTTCCTATTATTAAATCTAATTGTTTTTCTAAGTCATTGCCAAACGCATCTAATATAGCGTCTGATTGTTTTTCTAATTCTTCTGTAAATGGTTTACTAAAGAATTGTGTTCTTTCTAATCCCCTTTGTGCTATTGCTCTACCTATTAAAAAAGCAGCACTCTTTATATTGTTTTTTGTTTTAGCCAAAAATTTACCATCAGAACCTCTTAGTTTTAATGGTTTGTTAGCTATCCATTTTTCTACTACACCTTTTGCTATGTTTTTTTTTCTAAACCTAAATGGACTTCCTTGTCCTCTCATTCTTCCTGACCCTTTAAAACCACCTGATCCTTTAACACCTTCATCTACGAACATCCAATAGTCTGATGCTTTGCCAAAGTCAAAAGTGAGTGTAACGCTTGTATTATTAGAAGTAACTAAATAATCAAATTCATTATAAAGCGTGTTTGCTCTAGTAGTCTTATTCTTTCTTTTAAGAATAGACTTACCTTCCTTAACAACTTTATTGCCAAGCATCTGCATTTCTTGTATGGTGTTGTCTAATTCCATTAACTATTAGGTGCTATTGGTACAATACAAAGATTGTTCTTATTATTTACTTGCATACTTATCGTAGAGGACCAACCTGTTAAAAGATTGTCAAAACGTGCAGTAAAAGGTTCTGCATTGATTGGCAAGTTTAAAACCACTTCACCATCTACCCACGATGTAGAGTATAAACTATGCTGAAACTCATTAATAACATCTTGCATAATTTGTAGATTTTCACTTAGTGTATCTAACCTGCCTAATCTTTCTTTATTAGGTGCATCACCTACTTCATCATTTATCATATCTAGCACATAAATTGTAAAGTTATATGTCAATACACCTTTGTCAATTACTGCGGTTCCTGGTTCTGCATAAAGTATAACATAATCTGTAGCACCAAGTTTATTAATATCTACTTCATCTAAGAAACCACTATGAAAAGAATTAATCATATAATGCTTTTCTGCTATTGTTTCTAAATATCCTACTACGTTTCTAAAAGTTATCATAGTTACTACGTTGTTTATTATTGTAATCTTGAGAAAATGACAAATAAGTCAATACCTCTAAAATTGGTAATCTTGTTATCTTTTCTATGTTTAATATATTGTTATTAGCTAAGGAATATAATACATTGTACCAACCCCATTTAGACTGCATCGTTATCCCCTTTGTAGTTTCTTTTCCTGTGCTACTAAATAACTGTGCGAAGTCTTGGCTAATTGTTCGCCTAAAGTCAAAAAAAAACCTAAACAATTTAATGCTATATCCATAGGACAATCTTTAAATAATTCTTCCTTAAACTCATCAGGATTGTATTCTTCTATGGCATATCTTTCATTCCTTTTAAATGTAATTTTTCTGTATAGTATTGACATTATAATATGTAAATTAACTATAGGTTCTTTGCAATAGCTTTCTAAATCAATATATTCACCTGTCGTAATGTTACTTAAATTAGGACAGAATCCATATTCTTCTTTGTTAAATGTAAATATCTTTCTAAAATCTTCTTTCTTAGGTTCAGTATCAATCATCTTCTTTACTATGTCCATTATTTCTAATAAGTCTTTGTAAGGCATTTTCTTTACTACAAATGGTGTAGTATTGCATAATAACGCTATGCTTTTAATTACTTTGTTTTTTTCACTTCCTTTTCCTTCTTGTATTTTTAAATACTTTTGATACGTTCCTATTGTTATATCTGCCCAATTATCAGGTATTATTAATTTAACTTCCTTCATTACTAATAAATATAAATTATGATTATTTGTTTTTTTACAATATATAATACTTGCCACTATGATTTATAGATAGCTTATTTAAGCATAGATAACGCACAGCATCAACTAAGTGATCGTTTACTTTTACAGGTGCATTTAAAACATCGCCATTTTTATCTGTTGCCCATTTGTAGCTACGAAATTCCTTAATAGCATTAAGACTATCTTTAGTTATGTTTAGCTTGTATCTACGCATTATATCTATGCCTAAATGTATTCCTGCGCCTTTTTTAGCAGGTTTTATATTAAACCCTTGTCTATATATTTCTTCTATTGATTTAGGTTCTGCTGAATCGCCTATTATTTCTGTTGTCCTATCTATGCCAAGTTCTTTCATTTTGTTAGCAAGATCAGTATTAGTTAATCTTTTCTTATATAGCAATTCTCTAATATATAGACTATCATCTAATTGCCTTACTTCTACTAATGCAGTAGGACTATTAGTAAAGCCAAAGTCTAAACCATAGCCAATTAATCTACCTTGCACATCATCTACTAAATTAAACTGCCTAAATATCTGTGTGCTAACACTACCGATTTCACCCATACCATAAACACGCCAATACTCTGGATCAAGGTCTTTTAATCTTTCAATCTCTGCTATTGTGTCTTTATCTAAAAATGGATTAGCTAAATATGTTGATTTTAAAAATGTGCAATCATCTCTAGTAATTACCTTTTCATATATCCAAGAATAAGGATCAGAAGGATTATAGTCTAAATATATTTTTCCTGAACATCTTAACGTAAGTTGCACCCAAGATTCAAAATCAAATTCATTTGCTTCGTTAAGCCATAAATAATCACGTTTACGCCCTCTAATCTTCTGCGGTTGATCTACACTAATAAACTCTAATAAATTGCCATTAAGCATATAAGACAGTTCAGACTTATTATGGTTAGCTTCTGAATATAATTCTAACTCTTTAAGAATAGAAATTACATCACGATATGCAGTACCCTTTAATGCAGGAAGTGTTTTTCTACATATTGTAAATACTTTGCCTGTTTCTTCTAAACACTTTACAATAAATAACTGACAAAGCGAATAGGTCTTAGAACTTCGTGTACCCCCTTGTAAACACGTTATTCTTGTATTAGACCTATACGCCTTGTGGAATACATTAGTAGTTTTAATCTTTCCCTGTATCAATAACTTCTATTTTAAGTTCAGTTAATGGTTTGCCACCACTTGTAATGTCTAGCTTTTCAGCATATCCTCTATCTTTAGCTTTTGACTTTAGATAGAATATGATACTTGTTTCTTTTCCAGAAGATATATTCTTTATTAATTGCCCTTCTACATAATCAATCTGTGCTTCTTTAATATCTTCTACTGCTTTAGCAAATTCCGCATCTTCTTTTAAGTATCTATAGTATGTGCTTCTGCTTATATTACCTGCCTTTTTACAAGCGTGATATATTAGTCCTTGCGTTTCTTGTAACGCTTTTAATAATTTCTCTTTTTTATTCTGTGCCATTTGTATTATTTAATCTATTATAATTTAACTGCCTTTTGTCCTGTAAACTGTTCCCATCTTTCTATAATTACATCACAGTATTTAGTATCTAATTCCATTCCATAACATATTCTATTAGTTTTTTCACAAGCTATTAATGTTGAACCACTACCAAGAAATAAATCAACTATTTTTTCTGTATCTTTTCCAATATCTTTTAAAATATCAACAAACAGTTTTGTTGGTTTTTGTGTTGGGTGTAATCTTTTCCCACCATCTGAATTTACAAAACCCCCGTGAACTACCTTATAAAATCTATCAAAGCCACTTTCTATATCAATCCAAGCCAATTCAAATGGACTTCCTAATGCTTTCTCTGCACCTTCCCCTCTTTTATACCACACAAGCCACCTACCTCTATGTGGTAATTTAGATGGAAAACAATTAGCACCAAATACTACTTTTACACAATCAAATAAAAAAACTGTGTCTAAATTAATTTCTTTATCATCATTTTTTATAACATCAAAAGTATTAGAAGTTTTATATCCTGAATTTTTAGAAGAATAATTTATTCCATAGGGAGGATCTGTTAATACCATATCTGCTTTTTCCCCATTCATTAATTTATTAACATCACTTTCTTTTGTGCTATCTCCGCACATCAATCTGTGCTTTCCTAATTGCCAAACATCACCAAGTTTAACCCTGCTTTCTTTTACTTCTGGTATATGGTCATCTTCTGTATTGCCCTCTGTAATTTTATCAATGTTAATATCAAGGTCAATGTGTTTAAAACCCCAATCAGTAAGTTCATCTATATCAAATTCATTAGCTAAAATATCCATATCAAAGTCACCTGTGTTTTTATTTAGTCTAATGTTTAATTCTCTTTCTTCTTCTTTGCTTAAATCTAATACTACACAATCTAATTCTGTGTGCTTTAATTCTTTACAAATTTTATAACGCTGATGCCCACCAATAATAGTCATATCTTTATTTACAACAATTGGTTCTACTAAAGAAAATTTAGATAGTGACTTTTTTAAGTCATTATATTGCTTTGTGCTAATCTGTCTAGGATTATACGTTGCAGGTTTTAATTTATTTATTTTTATTAATTCTATTTTCATATCTTTTATTCATTACTGATTTAAAAGAATCTAACATTTGTTGTCTTGTTCTTTTTATTTTTTTATTTCTTTCAACATATAAATATGTATGTATTGGTTCACCTGTTTTTTTGTCTGCAAAAAATATGTTTTTAGTTCCTTCACAATATAATAACATTACATCTTTTTTAAAATGTTCAGACGCCTTAAATTCTATAAATTCCCAATCATTGAAAATCCACCATTTAGCTTCATTGTATGTCATTTCTTCTATTTTCATATTTTTTTAAGTATTCTATGTTGTAATATATTTGCTGACAGACTAATTCCAAATGCTTTATTCTGCAAAACATATTAAATGCAGAATCCGATTCAGCTTTATTATGACAATCCCTGCATAAACCCATTAGATTTTCTATATAATCTTTTGAACTTGAACCACCCATACCACGCCCTTCTAAATGGTGTATGTCAACTGCCCTGTCCTGCTGACACATTTCGCACATTATGAAGTCTGTTTCCCCATAATTAAAAAATGTCATATATACTTTAGTATGCTTTTTCAACTCTCTTTGGCATTTTATGTAAATCATCACTAGGCAAAGACAATATAAAATCACCATTACAGAAGCAGCACTTACCTTTCTTAATTAAACTAACCCTTGTACAACTAATGCAGAATCTAAATATCTGTTTAACCTTATTCATTTTTGCAGCTATTTTCATATACCTTTTTTAATTTGCTTAATGTTTGTTGAACACAACTACCACAACCTGATGCTTTTTTATTAGCGTTAAAAACTTTATTATATAGCTTAACCATAATAGCTTGATCCTGTGCGGTTATTCTATCGTGTATTCTAGGTAATACTTCCTCGTATATTTTCATTTCATCTTCTGTAAATTGTCTTGAATATGGGTATAATTTATTAAGAGCTTGTTTACGTTCTTCACAACCACAATCATCACCTAATACTTTTTTAGCTACCTTGTCAATTCCTGTAGCTTTAAATACTTTTTCTACTGAATCACCAAGTCCTTTACTTTTTGTCATTTTGTAACTTTTTTAAAATTTTATCTTTTACTTTTTCATCATCTATAATATCCAGAAGTTTGTGCAAGGCATAAGAAGCAGCTTCATTTATCTGCATATCAAAACCTTCTTTAGTTCCTAATACATAAGTCTGACCTTTCTCATCACCAAAAGAAACCATATTATACTTCTTAATCAATGTAGTATCTGCTTTTTTTATGGCTCTAAGTATTCTGCTTTTCTTCATAATATAGCTGCTAATAATAAACCAAACACTACAAATGTAACTATGCCAACAAATAAGTCAGCAATAATATCTTCTTTATCTTTCATTTTTTAAATAGTTTTTTACGTTCTTAATTGCCTTGTAAATAGTAGCCCTAGATATTCTAGTTGCTTTAGCTAATGAATTTAAACTATGCGAATCTCTATAATATATTCTAAATAATTCTGCATCAAACCAATATAAATCTTGTAGCTTTTTTTCAATCCATTCTAAGCGTTCTTCTACTTCTTTTTTATCTTTTATCGTATATGTAGTATTATCAGCAGTAATGCTTTCTATAGTAGTTGTAGTATGAAATTCATAATACTTATTGTATTTGTAATAGTACCTGCTTGTTTTAGAATGATATTGATTTAGCATTACTCTGGCTATGTAGAATGTTAATTGTTTTTTCTTTATTATTTCATTTATCCTGTCCTGATCACATTTATAAAGTTCTTCAATTACAAAACTTAATAAATCATCTTTGCCCTTTTCACCTGCTATATTGTAAGCCATATCTTTTAGCTTGTCATAGTTCTCTATCAGGTATTTATTTAGCATATTTTAATTATAGAAGGTATATTTAATTGCTTTAATAAGTTGTATTCTACATTAGATATTTTACCTATTTCTACTTCTGCTATATTGTCAAATCTCTTTTGTAGTTTCTTATAAATATAATTTTCTATATTATCATTTTTTTTCAAATCTCGTAAAACAAACGACATCTCTGCACCAGAATCAAACAAAATTGTAAACAATAGGCTGTTAGTATCTACATAATTCCAATATAATCTGTCCTTTCTTGTATTAAAAAATGTTGGCTTTCTTTTCATTTTATATATCCACTCATATACGTTTCTATAACAGCAATAGCAGTATCTAAGTCATAGCATATTTCTGATATATAACCACGTTTATTTAATTGTTCATTCCAATACCATTGGTGCTGTGTA